GCACGTTCGTGACGTATTGCGCTTAACATATAAATGCTATCAACGCTTTGGCCCAGACCAAGTATTCTTCCGTGTCACTGGCGTATCTGATCCTCAGCGTTTTGATCGTGGTGATCCAAATGAGAATTTTGACATCATCATTAATTATGATGTAATGCAAAACGATCCAGATAATGTTGATAATCATTTGAAGCAATTCACAGCGATGCTTCAACTAGATCGCAATGGCCGCATTGATATTGATGCGTTGCTAGAATTCGGTGCAGCTAGCATTAATCCTGTGCTGGCAGATACAATTCTCCGTCCAGCGGGTGTGGCTCAAGAACAAGTTGTTAAACAAGTGACTGATGACCTATCCAAGATTTATGCTGGTATTGAAGTGGGTGCTCGTCCTAATGGTGCGCAAGTAGCACTGCAAGTGGTGCAGCAATATGCTCAACAGCCAGACGTTAATCAGCGTTTACAGCAGGATAAGGCGTTTGCTGCTCGACTTCAGAAGTATGCTCAGCAATACCAGTTCCAGATGCAACAAGCTCAGAACGCTCAGATTGGTCGTGTAGGTACAGCTCCCGCAGCGATGGGAGAGACACCTACTCAAGGAATGCAACAACAGTAATTTATGATCGACAAGAAACAGCTAGACGCACTGTCACATCAAGATGCCTTCATTCAGTTGCTGGATGAAGTGCATGACATTCGTGAATCACTCATCCGTGAATTGCACGATGTTGGCAGCGACAAGATTCAGCAGATCAGTGGACGCATTCTTCAGTGCGATGAGTTCCTGATGATGGCTGGATACAAGAGCATCGAGAATCGGCGCACGCTGTAAGCTGGAGCCTTTGGCAGGAGTCGAACCTGCAACCGCCTGTTTACAAAACAGGTGCTCTACCATTGAGCTACAAAGGCATTGCCATGCATATATATAGCAATGAAAAACTTTGCTATGATGTCAATACGCAATCGCCGTGGCGTAAAGACGGTGAAAACACAATATGTCAGAAGTCACTACCTCAAACGTATCGGAGGCTAAACAGGATACGGTAGAAAAGTCTAATATAACGACGAGTCAGTATGCCGTTCGTCGTTTGGGTGAGCTGAAAGCTCGTCCTATTTCTCCTGTAGTACAGCGAGAAGAGGAACCTGAGCCGAAGCCCGCTCCAGAAGTCGCGCCAGAAGTTAAGGACGCAGAAGAACAGCCGCCACAATCTAAGGAGGATGGCGAGCAAGTTCCCACGTCTGAGACAGAAGGCAAAGATGTTCTTTCACAAGTCGACCTTTCGGAACTTACCGATGAGGATATTGCAGAATTAGCTCAAAAGGGGAAATCTGGTTTGTTGAAGCGTATTGCTGAACTCACTGCCAAACGAAAAATGGCAGAAGAACGAGTGGCACAATACGAGGCTCGCCTGCAACAACAACAAAACGAGAAGAACCCGCTAGAGCCGAAGATCGAGAATAATCCGTATGCCTCGATTGCCACGATGGAAGACCTCAGCAAAAAATTTGAGGAAACCAATCAGGTGATCGAATGGGCAGAGGACACTCTCGACAAGTCCGAGCATCTCGGTTATGAAGATGTCGTCACGCAAATTGACGGCAAGGACTTAACCAAATCAGAGATTAAGGATTATCTTCGTCGTGCGCGTAAGGCGCGTGATAAATTCCTACCTGCGCAGAAAAAGGAAATTGATTCCAATGCACAGAGAAAAGCTTTAAAGTCTGCCTTTGAAGGGCAGGCGTCCAAGGAATTGGATTGGTTGTCGTCTCAGGATGACAATGATTTAAAGCGGCAGTATCAAGCAATGATGGCTGATCCACGTCTCAAAGACCTTGAGAAGTCCATGCCAGATGTTGCTCCCCAGCTACCATACTTGCTGGCTCACGCTGCTAATTCAATCTATGGCCGTAAGGCTATTTCGTTGGATTCCAAACCAGCTCTGAAGGTATCGGCTCCCGGTAGTCCTGATTCTAGTTCTGCTGTTTCTGGCAGGCCAATGAAAGAGGGCGAACGGAACGTGAAAGAAGGTGTTAAACGACTCCTAGACTCAGGCAGCATTAGTGATTTCGTAGCCCTCCGAACTGCACAACTCTCAAAACGTAAGTAAACTGATACTAATATGGCCTTTTCAAATACATTCGACACAACGAATCCAGGCTCCGCTGTTTCTAACCGCGAAGACTTGACCGATGTCTTGACAATCCTCGCTCCAGAAGAGACTCCTGTTCTTTCTGGTGCTGCTAAATCCAAAGCGTCCGCTACATTCGTAGAATGGACGGTTGACAGTCTCTCCGCTCCTGTGACCACTGGCGTTACAGAAGGTACAGACGTCACAAGCTTCACAGACAAGTTTGCTAATCGCGCTCGTCTGGGTAACTACATCCAAAAATTCCGTCGTGACTTCATGGTTTCTGACCTTCAACAGGCTGTTGATTCGGTTGGGCCAGCGAAAGTTGCTCAGGCTGAGGCGAAAGCTGTCCGCGAAATCAAGCGCGACATCGAAGCGACCCTCTGCTCGGCCAATGATCGTAGCGTTGAAGACGGTGCTGGTACACCCTATGGTCTTCGTGGCCTTGGCAACTGGATTAGCTCCAGCGGCCCGTCCGATGTTCCTGCGGCCTACCGCACTCCTGCTGGTTCCATCTGGTCTAGCGGCACGTTCAACGAGACAGTGTTCAACAACCTCATCACCAGCATCTTCCGTGTTACTGGCATGAGCAATGGTTTGACACTCGTTGCTGACACAGCCCTGCGCCGTGTTATCAGCGATTTCGCTCGTACATCTGGTAGCTCTGACTACTCGGTTCGTAAGGTGAACTATGGTGGCGGCGAAGCCAGCATCAAACTCTCTGTCGAAATGTATGAGAGCGATCATGGCCTTGTCTCGATCATCAACATGAATCCTGATTGCGCTCCTGATACGACCAATAAGGACACTGGCTACCTCATCAATCCTGAGTATTATGGGGTTGCTGAACTCATCTCGCTCGGTTCGACACGTCTGCCTAACTTGGGCGGTGGCGAACGCGGCTATGTTGACTGCGCGTTGACGATGCTGATGAAGCACCCTGGTGCTCACGGCAAGATCACCGTTCTGTCGTAATCTTAACTAAGGAACTACTACTATGCCTAAAATTACAGTAAACGAGGCCGCTTCTGGCTTCACACACATCGTAACAATCGACTACGTCGACTTGATTGCGCTTGGTACAGGTAATCAAAAAGCAATCGCCATTCTTCCTGCTGGCAGTGCCGTTGAGCTTGTGGGTATCCACAAGGCAACTGCTGCCGCTGGTAGCACAAGCGTAGTGTTAGACATTGGCACAACATCTGGAACTCCTACAGAGTTTATCTCTAGTTTGGATGCTGACGGTATGACTGTTCCTGTGTACAACACAGGCACATTGTTCGTGCAATCGGCTGGCACAACCACTATTAAGGGTGGTGCGCTTCCAGTTAAACCAGTGGCCGCTGATACTCCTGTGTATCTGAAGCTCACTGATGCTGCTGTTGCTAGCCTCACGGCTGGTAAATGGATTATCGGAATGAAGATTCTGAATCTAGGCCAGTTTGCCTAATCACATAGCTGTGATAGAATTGGGCCACCTCCTATTGGGGGTGGCCTTTTTATTTTTGCATGAATATCACCCAGTCAGAGCAGAAGTTCAGTGAGGACGAACTTAACGCAGAGCGCAAGAAGCTGATTCTTGAGCACTTTGCCGATGAAGGCAAAACGCAGTTTGAGCGCGAGAATCTTGCGCGTGCTCAATCCGCGTTGATGAAGAATCATAAAACCATTCCCGGACTAGGGAAGTGCGTTGCTGTGATTCCTCAGCGTGAGTTCCATCGTCTCGTTGCTAAGTATGGTTATGAGACAGTTCATAGCCGCGAATTTATGAAATACTTTAACAAAGCAATGCCAGACCTTTCTCCAAATAAAGCCTGATGCAAAACAAGAACTACAGCGATCTGTTTGCGCTCATTCAAGCTCTAGCTGGCGTAGATGCCTTTACGACATCAGAACAAACGAAGATACTGGCAATGGCGAATCGTCGTCTTTGGCAGGCGTATCAGGCTTGCCCTGTATGGGCACGATACTTCGTGGCTTCTCAGGCTCGTCCAATAAATAGCAGCGGTGTTATTCCTAGGACATATGATGAGACGGCTGGCATTCGGTCTGTTTCTTCTGCTACTCGCAGCAGTGCAATTGTAACGATTGTAACCAGTGCATCTGTAGATTTCTGTGAAGGAATGTACGTCACGATTAGTGGTCTTACTGGTAGCGTAAGTCCTAACGGCAGCTATCAAGTGGCTGGGATTACATCGACCAATAACACTAACGATACATTCACATATAACCTCACCACTACCGATACCAATTTTGAGGTATATACAGGGACTGGTGTTGTTAGCCCAGTTGCTATTCCAGTAATTAGTGACATCAATCGCATCTTTACGGCTGATCCGTTCACAAGTCATGGTTATCGTGAGATTGAGTATTACGAAGATTTTGCTGGCTGCCATCCTATCAATCCACATGGAACCAACCTTGGATATTGGATGTGCTTTAAGGAAGAATGGGATGGCCCATATGAGGCCACTGCCACTACGATCCCAGATGAATTCTTCTATTTTGCGGCCCATGCTACCTATGCTGACTTCCTGAGAATGGATGGCCAGACCGAGAAAGCTATGGCAGAAGAGAATCTCGCTAATGAATACCTTGTGGTAGAGTTGGATAAACCAGCTAATCAGCGTAATATCAATAATGCGTTTCGTCGCATCTCAACATATACATCACGTCAGTTCCGATAAGCATGAATAACTCACTCATTGTTAACTTATATCCAAGTCCTACAGGCGAAGCCGATGAACGTCTGGCAGTCAGCACGGCTGCTGTCAGCCTCACTGCTGCATGGACTGAATCTAAGACCAAGTATGTATTGATCGATGTCCAGGGTGATGATGTTATGGTGACTTTTGATGGTAGTGCGCCGACATCTACAAATGGTCATTTGTTTAAGAAAGCTACTCCTCCTTTTCTGTGGCACAAGAACACTGCTCGTCTAGCTAAGTTTATCCGTTCTGCTTCTACAGACGCATCGATCCAAGCAACCCCATTTACCGTCTAATCAAATGGCAAACGCACGCATAGTAAATACACCGTCTCAAGCCATTGCTCAATATGGTACGGTGCACCATCAGAATACGATTAGTTCTTCGGCTGAAAATGTTGTAGATTGGACTATGTCTACTGACACAACCCATCTGCTGGTGCAATGCACAGGTGGTGATGCGCGTGTTACTTTTGATGCTACGACAAGTCCTACTTCCACAAAGGGGTTTAGATTTCCTGCAAATAGTTCAGCCTACTGGACAAAACGTATGGCATTAAATGCCAAGGCCATCCGTGAGGCTGGAACTGATTGCGTTTTTGAAATGCAGGAACTCAACTACCTCTAAAAATGGATGTCTTTAAAACTCTACTTCTTGATACACCAGCATCTACTGGTGTCACTGGGGCTTTATCATATAAAGGTACATGGAATGCTACAACGAATAATCCTTCGTTAAGCGATCCTCCTGGTGGTGATACTCAGGGTAATTACTATGTAGTAAGTACTGCTGGAACACAGTTTGGCATTAGCTTTGATGTAAACGATTGGATCATTAGCAATGGCACGGCTTGGCAGAAGGTGGACAATACAGATGCAGTGAACACTGTGTTTGGCCGTACAGGTGCAGTGGTGGGGGTGAGTACAGACTATAGCGCGGTGGGTATTACAAACACGGCTATTGGTCTAAGCAATCCTTCTACTGGTGCTTTTACAACACTTTCTGCCACTACTCCATTACCAGCAACATCTGGTGGGACAGGAATTAGTAGCTTAGGAACAGGTGTGGCTACATTTTTAGGAACACCTACTTCTGCAAATTTAGCGGCGGCAGTCACAAATGAAACAGGCAGCGGCTTGTTAGTATTTGGTACTTCGCCTACAATCACCACCCCAGTGATTGCCCAAATCAATGATGCTAGTGGCAACGAGACGCTGAAGCTGGCATCGATTGCCAGCGCGGTAAACGAAGTAACGATTGAAAATGCTGCAACAGGCAACGCCGTCCACATCTTAGCGACAGGCGGGGATGCTAGCGTTGGCCTGCATTTGGCAGGCAAGGGCGCGTCAGGCTACGTCAACGTGCAAGACTCAATAGATGCCACGAAGCGTTCTGTCCACGGTCTGCGTGCTGCTCAGCATCGTGCGCGTGTTTGTCGTGCCACCCGC